CTCATATCTGCATAAGGCGATCAAGCCGTTAAACCAGTTAAGAGCGCTTGAAGACGCTACAATCATCTACCGTATTAGTCGAGCTCCAGAGCGTCGTATTTTTTACATCGACGTAGGTAACCTTCCCAAGATGAAGGCAGAGCAGTATTTACGCGATATGATGGTCCGCCATAAGAACAAAGTCGTGTATGATGCATCGTCTGGTGAAATACGTGACGATCGTAAGTTTATGACAATGCTAGAAGATTTCTGGTTGCCACGCCGCGAAGGCAATCGTGGAACCCAAATCGAGACATTGCCAGGAGGCCAAAACCTCGGCGAAATGACTGACGTAGAGTACTTCCAAAAGATTTTATATCGTTCGTTGAACGTACCAGTTGCTCGTACACAAAATGATGCTGCGTTCGGTATCGGCCGTGCTACAGAGATTTCAAGAGACGAAGTTAAGTTCTCAAAGTTCATCGACCGTTTGCGCGCTCGTTTCAATCACCTATTCCTCAAAGCACTTGAGAAGCAATTGGTATTGAAACAAGTCATTACGATCGATGAGTGGAAATCTATTGCTGCCTCTATCAAATTCGTATATGCAAAAGACAACTACTTCTCAGAGCTTAAGGCTTATGAAGTATTGAACGAAAAACTGAATGTGTATCAGGCACTATTAAATACTGGTGCTGTTGGAAAATATTACTCTAACAAGTGGGTTAGATCAAACATATTTACACAGGATGCTGAGTTCATGGAACAGATGAATGATGAGATCAAAGCAGAAGCAAACGATCCACAATTTAATCCTGTAATGCCAGGCGATGTGAGCGCTCCTACTGCAGGACCTAGCGCACCACAACAAAATTAAAATGTATAAATAATGGAGAGAATATGACTACTACAACCTATACGCCCGCTGATATCGTTGGTTTTGCTGCTGAAAGAGATGCAGCAAATATTTCCAACGCGTTTAGTGATTTGATTGGCCAACGCATCCAAGATGCTATTCAGGCCAAAAAGGTAGAATTAGCACAATCGATGTTTGCAGATCCTGTAGAGCAAGAAGTTGAACAACCAGCAGAGCAAGAAGTTGCCGCTGACGCGACCGAAGATGAGACTCAAGAACAGGAAGAAGCTAGCGACGAACAATCACAAGAAGAATCCGAGGAATCTAATGAAAACGCTGAAGAACATAACTGAAGCTATTAAAGGCGGCTTTCAAGGCCCGAAGCATAATCAAGGTATACGTCAGCCTAACGAGACTGGCCCAGCTAAGAAGTTTATTGGCAACACCCCAGTATCTAAGACTGGCAATGCTGTAGCTCCTTCAGAAGGTACACAGGAATTTGTTAACGACCACGAAATTGAAGTAATTGCAGACCGCAACGGTAATGGTGATGAAGTGTTTAAGGGTAGCGTCGTTAAGACTGTCGATCGCAAGAAAGAAAAGCACGGCTACAATGCTAAAGAAAGCGAAGATGTCAACGAACGTCGTTTGACAATGAAAGAGCTTTCAAAGCGTGAAGAAGTTGCAAAAGCAATCGAGCGTGAAAATCCAGGCATTGATATGTCTAAGAAAATGGCTATCGCAACTGCTACAGCAAAGAAAGTTGCAGAAGCATTAGATCCGCATGCAAAGGCTAAAGAGAACGTTGAGTTCCACCACGGACAAGCAACCGACTATGCTAAAGAAATTGGTAGCATGTTAGGTGACTATAAAAAGCATCTCAAGGGCGAAAAGCATGTTGGTGAATATCATGCAGTTGATATTGCACAAATTCACGGCGGTCTAAAGCAAGTGCATGATGCACTAAAGTATGCTGTAATGGGCATTAAGCCTGTTAAGACGTCTGTTGCTATTGCAGAAGAAGTCGAACAGCAAGACCAAGATGCTGATATCGTTGAAGCATATGCGGTTGTGCTCGAGTCAGTATACGAGAGCTTGGAAGAAGAAGCAGACAAAGAAGCATTCTTAGAGATGCTCGAATCCGACGACGCATTTGATGAGTTGATGGATTTGGTACAAGAAACATTAGGAGCTGAGTAATGGCTGTCACAGTAGTAAACCAACCTGGTAATAAAGTTATTATTCGCGGTTCGGCAAACGCATCATACCAGATGTCTGACTTTGCTGTAGGCTCTGAGACTGTTAATTCTGCAACACTATCACACATTTACTGCTCGTCTGAGGGTGGCGGTTCTGTTGTAGTGTATCGCGCAAACACAACGGATGCTAATAACGCAATTGTGCGTATTGCATCACAAGATAATGCATTCTATGATTTCGCTGGATATGGTATTGTTCCAGATTATGATAAGAAGACAGCAAACGTAGTTATCACTGTAACTGGTGCAAACACGAACTATATTGTTGTACTACATAAACAATCAACAGCATCGGCAGCATAACATGAAACTATTTACAGAACTCGTCGAAGACGTACAATACATCGTCGAAGAAAAGAACGGGAAAAAGGATCTTTACATTACCGGCATTTATATGCAGGCAGAGCAAAAGAACGGTAACGGTCGTGTATACCGTCTTCCTATCCTAGAGCGCGAAGTCGCTCGCTACACAAAACAATACATCGATTCAAACAGAGCTCTTGGTGAGTTGGGACATCCAAACGGTCCATCTATTAACCTAGATCGCGTATCACATAAGATCGTTGAATTGAAACAAGACGGCAATAACTTCATTGGTAAAGCTAAGATTCTTAGCACACCTATGGGCGACATTGCTAAGAATTTACTTGAAAGCGGCGTACAGCTAGGCGTTTCTACACGCGGCATGGGTTCATTGAAAGAAGTGAACGGTGTTATGGAAGTTCAAAGCGACTTCTATCTTGCAACTGCTGCTGACATTGTTGCTGATCCATCGGCTCCTGATGCTTTCGTTCAAGGCATTATGGAAGGCGTTGAGTGGGTGTGGGATAATGGTATTCTGCAACAGCACCAACTAGAAAGCTATAAGCAAACCATACAAAAAGCTAGCAAGAAAGATCTTGAGTCTACTGCTATTAACGTGTGGGAACATTTCTTAAAATCGCTTTCTAATAAATAACCCATATAAATAATTCTAGCCTCAATTAATCAGGAGAAAATATGTCTCAAAAAGAACTTTTAGAAAAAGCATCTGACCCAGTTGGTGGTGGCGCTACAGGCGTTACTAAATCAGCTGATCCAGTCGCTACAGGAAATGCAAGTGCTAATCGCGATGCTGACAAGCAGCAAGGCGATACAGCTACTAAGAAACTAGACGGTACAGTACAAGAT